TCCTCCTGGATTTAAATCGGGTCTTGCACAAGCATTTGAAAGCGGTAAAGTATACGTTTTACTAAAAGAAGAGTACCATCCAGACTCAGGAACTCTTGGATGGTGGAATACTGCTAATGCTGCTTATAAAGTATTAGAAAAGACAGGAAAAGTACCAAACAGAAGTATAAGTAACGGTTATGATATTACCTTTATCCATGGATTTGGTGATGGTAGTTCCGTAAATTATCCAGAATACATTAATTTTAGTTTAACTGACTTTGCTTTATCTAACATAACTAATGTCGGACAAACACAAACATTAACTGGTAACAGCTCAGATCTTAAAAATAAACGAATTGATGGAATTTGTACGTATCTTGATTGCTCACAAATAGGCGATATTTGTAATGAATTAGAAAGCTGCTAATATGTTTGAATTTCAAAAAATACCCCACAAAGAACCACTTCAATACAAAGAATCACTAAGTCTTGGAAGTTGTTGTAAAATGGATGGAAGTGGTGGTTATACGGCTGGAATAAATCAACGTTCTTGTTTTAATTTAGGTGGTTACTGGGTTCCTTCAGGAGAAGAATCGCTTTGCCCTAAACAAACTAGAAAAAATTGTTGTACGTATCCTGCTGGCGTAAAAACACTAACCACTAATATTACACAATGCCAATGCTTAAAAAGTTCTGGAAGTCCTACATGGGTAGAAACAACAATAACATCTGCGTCTCAATGCCCAGACAGATTAGTGGGATTGGTTGGTGGTGCGTGTTGCCACTGGTATCAGGACGGAAACGATTACATCAATAAATGCACGCAAGTAGACTCTGAAGCAGACTGCCAAGATCTTCACGATGGCGGACCTGAAGGACTTAAGTATTCATTTTATTCTGGAAAATATTGTGTATCAAATGATGGTGATGTCGTGTGTAATGGTACTTACAAGGGCACAAAAGCCCAGCAAGAAGATCTGGGAGCAGATTGCATTCCAGATACAGATCTGGAATGTTTTAAACAAGAAAATATATTAGGAAACTGCTGTACTCAACGTGACGATGAAAGCATATTGTGTAGCATCACTACACGTGAAAATTGTTCTGGATTTTGGAATTATTTTGGCTCAGTTAAATCATGCACTACTGGTTCTATTTGTTCTGGTGTGTACTTTCAAGAAAAAACTAATGGAATTTCAGAACCTCCAACTGCTAGTTATACTACTATAACCACTTCTACCAATCCATTAGAAAGTTTACCGTCCATAGGAAGCATGTATCAGGGTGGTCTGTACGCTGGTATATTTGAACCAGGCGTGTCTACGGTTCTTGGAAACAGAGTATCGGGAAGAGCTCAAACTTATAAATCTATAAAAAATTCATACGGAGGAAATCAAAGAAGGTGGATTATAATTGTAGCTCCAACCGATTTGTCTACTTCTAAATTCAACATGGCAAATTCTAATACATCAAACTATGATGGATTTTATAATTTGCAAAAACAACCTATTGGTAACGTATCAGAAATAGATATTAACGGATTTACGGATTGGTACATTCCAAGTAAACACGAATTAGAATTTATTTTTCAAAATTTATCGTATAATTATTCTGTTTTTGGATTTACCCCTCTAGATAAAACATATTATTTGACTTCTTCATTTTTTAATGTATCTTCTACTAGTACTTTAAATAACACTAAACTGGTGTACGGACAAATAAATACAAATACTAATTATGGAGACGTATTTTTAACACCAGAAATTACTGCAGAACAAAATATTCGATTAATTAGAAGAATTTATCTGGGTTCATAAGATATATAATATTAGGAGTTTTTATTATGCAAAATAAAAAAGGTTGTGGCTGTGGTGCAAAAAATAAAGGAGTTGTTCAAACTCCTCCTGCTCAGATACAAGCAGATACTGTTCCTCCTCCGGGACCCATAAATCAACAAACACCAAATGTAGGATATATGAAATATCCAATACAAGCTGGAGTACTTCACACTACTCCAGTAAAAGTAAAACCAGAAATGGCTGAAAATAATACACCAACAGAACAGCAGTTTCAACCAAGACAGGTTGAATCTGCTAAATCTATTACAGAGCAGATTGGAAAGAAAATAGGAATGGTTCAAAGCTTTGCTAGTGCTTTGGCATCTCGTGGACTATCCAATGCTAAAATTAATAAACCAACAAAACAACTACGAGTTTTAAGTTGTTTTGGTAATAAAGCTCAAGGAGGAGAATTGCCTCCTTGTGAATATCTAAAAAATAGCACTGTATTACCAGGAAAGCATTTTTGTGGTGGTTGTGGTTGTGGTGATAAGCCACACACATGGCTGGTTGCTGATGGCGAACAATACAGTAAACTGGACTATCCTCGTCTTAGCTGCCCTTTAAAGATGCCAGGATTTACTAATTACGAGGCCAGTAAGCCAGAAGAAGCAGGTCCTCCACCAACAAGAAGGAATTACATTGAAAATATTAATTATTCAGAAATAGAAAAAATTCCTGTAACTTTACCAGAAATGGAAAAGCCGCCTCCGTCTCACAGTGAGCAAAAGTAATATTTGAAATATAATTGGCCATAAATACTATTATAATGGCCAATATAACATCACGAGAAGACCTAATAAACTACTGTCTGCGAGAGCTGGGATCTCCAGTTATTGAAATAAACGTTGATTGGCAGCAATGCGAAGATCGTTTAGATGAAGCTCTTTCTTATTTTAAGGAAAGGCATTTTGATGGTGTTGAAAAGGTTTGGTTTAAATACCAAATAACCCAAGAAGACATCACAAACAAGTATATCTCCACCACAAATATCGGTTCCCCTAATGGTGTCGATGGTCCTACCGGTGAAGATATAGTATCCATAGTTAGAATTCATCAATTTGGTAATTTTGCTAGCATCAATATGTTTGATGTTCGTTATCAAATGGCATTAACAGACTACTTTGGTATTAACAGAAATCTTAGTGGTGTTTATTCTATGGGTCTTGCAAATTACGATTCAACTAAGCGGTATATAAAACTTATAGAAGATATGTTCCAACCAGAAAAGGCTATACGATTTAGTAAAGTAACTAATCGTCTTCATTTAGACATGGACTGGGGCGAATTTAATGTAGGCGATTGGGTGTGTATTCTAGCATATGCTGCTTTAAATCCTGATGTATACACGGAAATATACAATGATCGTTATCTCAAACGATATTTAAAAGCACTTATAAAAAGACAATGGGGTGCTAATATGTCTAAATTTGATGGTGTTCAACTTCCCGGCGGTGTTACTATGCGTGGTGCTCAAATCTACGCTGAAGGAAACGCAGAGGTTGCACAAATTGAACAAGAAATGATGTACAACTACGAACTTCCAATAGATTTCATGACAGGTTAATATGGCAATAAATCCACATTTTAATAAAACCTATTATGGTGAACAGGATATTATTGAAGATCTTACCATTGAAATTATTAAAACAATGGGAAGAGACATGCTGTACATTCCTAGAAATTATGTAACACAGGATGAATTATTTGGTGAGCAAAAAGGAAACTATTTTAAAGATGGTGTTCCTATTGAAATGTATATAGATTCTGTTGCTGGATTTGAAGGCCAGGGAGATATTGCTGGTAAATTTGGTATAGAAATTCGTGATAATTTAACACTAACTCTTGCCAAGAAACGATTTATTCAAGAAATACAAACAAGATTTCCCACAATAACAAGACCACGAGAAGGCGATCTTATATATTTTCCTCTAGCCAAAGCATTATTTGAAATTAATTTCGTTGAACATGAAAATCCTTTCTATCAGATAGGAAAGCTGTATTCATTTAGATTAACATGCGAATTGTACAACTACAATCAAGAATCGTTTACTACTGGTAATACTGATGTTGATGCTGTTGTTAACGAGCATCTTCCAGCAGATCTTACAGATGAAAATACTCTGATAGATAGTTTAGACGATTCTATAATTGATTTTACAGAAACAGATCCATTCTCAGAAGGCAATTACTGATGTTTACATATTACAATAACGAGAGTATTCGCAAATTAGTAATTGCTGTAGGTACACTGTTTAATAATATTCACGTATATCAAAAAGATAAAAATAATCAGAATGTAGATTTTAAAGTACCATTAATGTATTCTCCTAAAGAGAAATTTGTTAAACGTTTAACGTAACCAAGCTCTATTAGTGATAGAACTCGTGTTGAAATATCTGTTCCTCAGATGGGATTTGAATTAGTAGATGTGATATACGACGCTAATAGAAAATTAAATAAAACCAATATAAAAATAGATTCTACTAATGATTATTCTTCGTACTCTGAAGCTCCATACAATTTTAGTTTTGGACTATACGTTTACACCAGAAATATAGAAGAAAATCTACAAATAATGGAACAGATACTTCCGCAATTTAATCCAGAATTCGTAGTAAGTTTAAACATGACACCGTTGCATCAAAAAGTAGATGTTCCTATTACACTACAAAAGTCAATTTTGAGTCAAGAATATGAAGGTGATTTTAGTTCACGTCGATCCATAATTAGCACATATCAACTTTTAGCAAAATCTGTTATATACAACAGGGTAAAAACTGGTGTGCCAACTATCGATACTTTCTCTTTTGCCGCTCAAGATCAAGATGGAATAACATTTATAAATTATTGAGGTTTATATGAGTGATGATATTATTTCTACATCGTTAGGTATAGATTTTTCTGGCAATATTAAACCAGATATACAACAAGACGCAGTAAAAGAAAAAAATCTAGATAAAGATTTTGAATACGCTAAAGACAATATCAAAATGCTTATAGCTAATGGTTCTGAGGCTATAGAAGAAATTCTTAAAGTAGCTAAAGCAGGAGACCAGCCTCGTGCATATGAAGTGGTATCACAGCTATTAAAAACTGTAGCTGACATGAATAAAGATCTTTTAGAGTTGCATCAACGAGCAAAAATTGTAAAAAAAGAAACAGTGAATGTAAAAAATACTACAAACAATTCAATATACGTTGGATCTACTAGTGAATTACAAGATTTGATTAATAAAGACCGTAGCCGTTCTAAGGCTTTAGATAGTCAAAAATTTTTAGATAATAACAATGGGCTATAAGAAAAAAACAGGATATCTGGGTAATCCCAATCTTAAAGAAATTGGCACGCAGATAGAATTTACAAAAGAGCAAGTTGAAGAGTACATTAAATGTTCTCAAGATCCTGTTTACTTTATTAAAAAATATATCAAAATTGTAACTCTAGATAAAGGTTTAGAGCCTTTTCAGTTATACGATTATCAAGAAAATATTGTAAACACTATTCAAGATAACCGATACGTTATTGCAAAATTACCACGACAGACAGGAAAGACAACAACAACAGTTGCTTGGATGGTTCATTATTTAATATTTAATCAGAACGTAAATATTGCAATTCTTGCTAACAAATTAAAAACTGCTATGGAAATTATGAAGCGGTTTAAAGAAGCGTACGAGTATCTTCCTAAATGGTTACAACACGGTGTTGTAGAATGGAATAAAACATCTATTCAATTAGAGAATGGTTCTCGTGTTATGGCATCAGCAACATCTGCCTCTGCTGTCCGTGGTGGTTCATTTAAC